TGATCTGCAAGATTAAGTAAATCTTTTATTACTTTCTTGAATTCTGCATCCCACATATTATACCTTTCTGTTATTAATAGATTCTACACGATGTACTACAAGTAAACTACTTGGTAAATTAAATAGGTTAGTTTAAGATACTATTTAAAAAATACTCTTGGGTATTTTTATAGAAGCTATAAGATTATAAGAGATCTTAGAGATTATATAGAAAGATTATATAGAGAAATAGGGGGTATTAAAATAAAAAGGTGGTATATATATATTTAGGTTTAATTTACTTAATCTCAAGCTTACCCTTAGCTCTCAAGGCCCTACTAAATCCTCTTAGACCTAGTAGTAATCCTTAGATATAGGAGTATATATACAGGGCTTATGTTCTTCCCCTCTTAAAGGAGACATTTAAAATTAAAGGTTCTATTGCTTTTATCCTAGAATGTCCCCTTAAAGTAAGGTTATGAGGACTTATTATGAAAGATAGAAAGAAGCTATTAAAGCTGCTAGAAGAAAAGCAGAAAAGAGCTAAGCTTAAACAATATGAAAGTGACTTCACTAGCTTTGCTAAAGATAATATAAAGATTATAACAAAAGATGCTAGAGCTGGCTTTGTTGATTTTAATTTTAACGCGTGTCAAGATGAAATCACAAAAGCATTGGATAAGCAGTTAGCGGAGACCGGTAAGGTCCGCGCTATTATCTTGAAGGCTCGACAGCAAGGCATATCGACTTATTGTGCGGGTAGAGTATTTTGGAAAACATACTATACTCCCCATGCACGATCTGTAGTTATGGCACATGATAGTGCTACTTCGGATGCCTTGTTTACAATGAGTAGAAATATTATAAAGAATATGAATCCTGAGTATAGACCTGATGAGGTGAAGTCCAATGCAAAGGAAATCGTTATTTCTGCTCCACACTTTCCTAAGAATGATGCGGGCGATAGGCCAGTGGGTTCTTACAGACTATACACGGCAGGTGCACCCGAAGCGGGACGAGGTACAACTCCAACAATTGCGCATCTATCTGAAGTTGCATTCTGGATACACGATGAGAAAATTCTAGCTGGATTGTTTCAGGGTATATCAGAAGCTCCAGGTACTGAGGTTATCATTGAGTCTACGGCTAATGGTGCTAAGGGAGAATTTTATAGGTTATGGAAAGGTGCTGTAGCAGGAGAGAATGATTATCTCCCGTTATTTCTTCCGTGGTATAATACACCAGAATATTGTAGAGAAGCTCCGGAAGGTTTTGAACGCTCCTCAGAAGAGGAACTACTGGTAGAGGATTATGATTTAACTAATGATCAACTCTACTGGCGTCGGTTGAAGATTGCTGAAGGTGGGGAACTAAAGTTCCGCCAGGAATACCCAGCGTCTCCTGATGAAGCGTTTATTACGGCTGGCTCTTCTGTGTTTAATGCAGAGAAGACAGCTAAGCTTGTAGCGGTAGAACCAGAAAAGAAAATGAATTTTGATTATGATGCATGTACGTGGGATACTTCTAGTGAAGGTAAACTACATATATGGGATTATCCTGATTGGGATAACAACTATGTTATAGCTGCAGATGTAGCTTTAGGGGTTGGCCAAGATTACTCTAGTGCTGTAGTTTTAGATACAGAAAGAAGAGTAATTGCTTTGTTTAGAGATAATTATCTAGACCCTAGTAAGTTTGGTGATTTGTTGTTTTATCTAGGTAGATACTATAACAACGCTTTATTAACAGTTGAAAGTAACTCGATGGGTGTAGCCACATTATCTAGACTTACTCAAATGAATTATGTAAACTTATATAGACAGACTAAAATATCTTCTATATCAAAAGAAGAAGGAACTGTTGTTGGCTTTAGAACTACACAGGTAACTAAGCCACATATAATAGGTAATCTTAAGAATGCTATAGAAAATGATGATATACTAATACCATCTAAAATAATGATACAAGAAATAAGAGATTATATTGCTACAGAATCAGGTAAGACTGAAGCAGCACCTGGCTGTCATGATGATACAGTTATGGCAACAGCTATTGCTTTAGAAACATTACGTACGCACTATGATAAACTAACGCTTAATAAAGTACCGTGGTCTCAACAGTTTTCAATGGAAGATCAAGATGATACTTTGTGGCTATAAGATTCCAGTGTCCTCACTACTCCGGCGGAAGTAGGGGATAAATCCGCCACCTATAAGGAGATTTCTAATGTTTAATAAATGGATAATAATTGCTGTTGTGTTACTTGTGTTTGTCACTATTATATTTATTGGAGCAAGCAATATGAAATGTACACCTCCGTGTATATAACATGTCCTTTAAAGAATTAACAGCTCAACAGAAATCTACTATGACATGGAGATGGGCAGCTTTAAGTTTGTACCTGCTAGTGTGTTTTTATGACTTTATGTTCGTCCCGATATGGTACGGAATAAATAGACCTGATATTTCACAATTCATGGAAATAATAAACTCTACAAAAGAACCTATGGTACAAATGGAATTAATGAAAAAACTAACTGGCCAGCATAACCCGTTTACCCTTATGGGTGGTGGGCTGTTTCATTTAGCATTTGGTGCTATACTTACAGGATCTGCAGTAGGTATGAATAGTAAAGATTAAAAGAGGATATTAAATGTCTATAGAAAAATCAGGAGAAACGTTTTCAGGTTATAATAAACCTAAGCGCACTCCTAACCATAAAACTAAATCGCACGCAGTACTTGCAAGATCTGGAGGTAAAGAGAAATTGATAAGATTCGGACAAAAAGGAGTATCAGGTGCAGGAGCTAATCCATCAAGTAAAAAAGATAAAGCAAGACAGAAATCTTTTAAAGCAAGACACGGAGCTAATATTGCAAGAGGTCCTTTATCTGCAGCTTATTGGGCGGATAAAGTAAAATGGTAAAAAGTAAAAAGAGTAAAGGTGTAGACGGCAAAGCATGCTGGAAAGGATATAAACGTATGGGTACTAAAAAGAAAGGTGGCAGGACAGTAGATAACTGCGTGCCAATTAAAAGAAAAGGCCCTTTAAGTAAACGATCATAGATTGAATGAACCCGGGAGTGGATCATGAATAAAAAAGAAGAAACAAGATTTATTGCACAGACACATAAGCAGAAGCCTCCAAAGGAATCACATAAGAAACCTTTACCTAAAGCAGGCCAGTATAATGTAAAGAATTTAGAAGACTCTAAAAAGATATATTCAGCTGGAGGAAAATACTAATGTCTGCAGATGGATATAAAGAAAAAGTAACTGATGAAGAACTGATTAACGTAATTGACCAGGGAGTAATGAACTCTACAGGCGATTGGTTAAATTCATCAGACTTAGCACGTGAAAGACTTAAAGCTACCTACGAATATGCAGGTTTAGCTGTATCACATCTAGCACCACAAGGTGTATCAGCTATTGTTGATACGTCTACTACAGAAGTTGTAGAAGCATATACAGCTGTATTGTCAGATTTGTTTCTAAGCAACCAGCGTATCGGTAGATTTCTACCATGGGACGATACACCTGGCGCATTTAAGGGTGCAAAAGATGCTGGAGCCCTAGTAAATTACACTATATTTAAACAGAATAATGGTTGGGATATACTAGAACAATGGATGAAATCTGCGCTATTATGGAAGAATTCTGTAATACGTTGGGGCTATATAGAGGATTATGACTACGTATTTGAAGAATATGACGAGATATCTCAGACTAAGCTAGATGAACTTTTATCTGATGATAGTAACGAAATTGTTGGCGCACTTGAATTTGAAAATAGAGCAGTACAACCTAGCGAAGATCCAACAGCAGGGCCAGAAGTAGAGTTAGTTTATGTAAACGTACGTTGCAGAAAACAGATTAACAAATCAAAAATTAAATTAGAGTTAGTTCCACCAGAAAACTTTCGCATTTCTCGAGATGCTACTACATTAGAAGATGCAACATTTGTTGGTATTCAAAGTAGTCTTACTCGATCTGAGATACGTAAGCTATATCCAGAAATGGCAGAGTCTATAGATAATTGGGACGAGCTTGATGGAGAAACTTGGGCAGGTTCATTAGGCTATTCGCAAGATGTTGCTGCTAGAAAAGAAATAACAGGGCAAGAATATACACAAGGCTCAAACCAATATACTGGAGAGATGGGATTAGAAGCATTACGTGAAGTTACTATTACGGAATGTTGGATACATGTAGACAGAGACGGTGATGGTATTGCAGAATTAAAACATATCATATCAGCTGGTACTACTATCTTACATGAAGAAGATGCAACAAGTATACCACTTGCTGATATTGTTCCTATTGATATACCACACGAATACTACGGTTTATCAATGGCCGACTTCACTAGATCTTCAACACTCGCATCGACTGCTATACTTAGGGGTTTTGTAGAAAATACTTATCTTACTAACTATGCACCTAAGCTAGCTGATCCTAATGTTGTAGACTTTTCTGCACTGCAGAATATGAAGCCTAAACAAATCATACCGACTAATGGTAATCCACAAGGCGCTGTATTCCAGATGCCGCCTGAAGCTATATCAACTGGTACTGTACCTTTGCTTGAACACTTACAAATGATTAAAGAACAAGCTACTGGTATGTCTAAAGCTGCGCAAGGTTTAAATGATACGCTATATGTATCAGGAAACTCTGAGCAAAAGATATCAGCTGTACAAAGCGCATCTCAAAAACGTATACAGCATATTGCTAGAAGGTTTGCAGAAACAGGGTATAAAAGATTAATATCTGGTTTGTATGATACATTAAAAGCTTCTATGAAAGGTAAAACAACTTTTAATTTTGCAGGTGTATTTTCTACTGTTAATATGGATTTGTTACCAGAGACTATGGATGTAGAAATACTACTAGACATTGGTGAAAATTCTAACAGTACTAAGATAGCAAAGCTTTCTAAGATTGGTGGAGAGATACTACCAGGATTAAATCAACAAGGTGCTGGATCTGTAATTAAACCTGCAGCACCAGCAGTATTAGCTACTAAGTTAATAGAAGCTATGGATATAGATAGTAATGATTTCCTTGAAGATTATACTCAACCTGATTTCCAACAGAAGGCAGCTGAAGCATTACAGCAGCAATCTGAGGGAGCTCAAGCTGATGTAGAGAATACTAAACGTTTAGCTACAGCGAATACCGCTTTAGCGGAGGCAAACGTAAATTACACTAACGCTCAGGCAAAGAATACAGTCGATGATAACTCTAAGCAATTAGCAGTAGCAATCGATAGACATTTCCAAGAGTGGGCAGATCTTACTATTAAAGCAACTAAGGAAGGCGCAACATTACCGCCTCATCCAGAATATAGTGAGATCTTAATGATGTCACGAAATTTGCTACAACCTAATAACGAAGGAGAAAATCAATAATGGCACACGTAATTATAGGCGCTGATGGAGTTGGCGCTGCACAAGCAGGCGGCGCAGTAACAACAACAAGCGGAAATAAAAATGTATTGTTTGTAAACGAAACTGATTCAACAATAACTTTAGATCTTCATATAGGCGGTGCACATCACTCACCAGGTCTATCACATACAATACCTGCTAACAGTTATCTTAACTATTTACATACCGGCTCTCATGGTGCGGCTACAATGGTTAATGTTAAAACAGCACACGGTACTTCTGCTCAAACAGATGAGCGTGTATATATGTATCATAAAGTTTAACTAATGGATAAATATAAAAAGACAGCTGAGACGAGGCTGGGAAATACAAAATCCTACGGTAATCATAAAACACATCCAGAAGAATTAGCGCGAATGGCTCACGTAAAGGGTCACTTCGCTGCTAAAGAAAGAGATGAATTTTTTGATGAAGTATATGGTGAAGTCTTAGTTGACTTCTTTTTAGAGTGGCTTAAGACGGAGCCGCATGAAACAAAATCTCGAGAGTTCCTCTACTCTTCTGCAATGGCACTTGGTAGTGTTAAGGAAAGAATGATAAACTTCGAGATGTATGGGAAAAATATCCCACACCTTATGGAGGACACAACAGATGCGAGAGATTAATTATGAACATCTTGCTAAGAATATAGACGAAATGATAAACACACTTGAGTATGATTCATCGAGAAGTGCAGGTAAAACTAAACTTAACTCTGATAAACTTATAGACTTATATAGTCTACAAGAACGATACTCAAAGATGTTAAAGTCACAATCCCTTTCCCGTAATAAGGAGATGGTAAATGGCTGAAACTAATACCGAAGCAACTATAGATTCTACCTTAACTGATGATACTATAGCCGAGGTTAATACTGATTTAACAGCTGATAATTTGCTGGCTGATATTGTACGTAATTCTGAATTCGTAGAATCTCTACCCGATGAGCAAGTTCCAGAGTTAGATCCGGAAGAATCAGACGACCAAGACCCAATACAGTCTGAGGAAGCCGATAGCGAAGATGTAGAAGAAGTTGAAGAAGAAGCTAATGATGATGAAGAAGAAGATGCCGCGGAAGCCGCTACCGATATATCTGAACCATTTGCCGCTGAAGATTTAGACTTAGAAGCTAAGGTCATTGTCAAAATTGATGGCGAAGACTCTGAAGTTTCTTTTGGTGACTTGATAAAAGGTTACTCTACTGAACAACATCTTTCTAAAAAGGGTCGTGAACTCGGTGACGCAAGAAAACAGATGGACATAGACTACGATACTAAAGTAAAAGAACTTGGCAATATGTCAAAAGCTTCTGCTGCAGTCTTGTATTCTAATGAACAGCAATTGTCAAAAGAGTATCATGATATTGAAGCGCAAATCGATCAAGCGCGAAAAGACGGTGATACTTACGAAGTTAACGAACTTAAAGATAAACGTGAACAAGCTCAGAAAAGCTACTGGCAAGCTCGTAATCAACGAGAAGCCTTAGTAAAGCAAGTTACTGAACAAGAACAAGAAGCTCAACAGAAAGATTGGCAAGCTCAGCTTACTAATTTTAATGAAAAGATTCCTGAACTTATACCTGACTTTAATGATAAGACAGCTCAAAGCATACGAGAGTTTGCTATAGCTGAAGGTATACCTGCAGAGGTATTAGATTCAATAGCTGATCCTGTGATTGTAAAGTTTGTCGATGATTACCGTAGACTTAAACAAGGCGTGACAAAAGGCGCTGTTAAAAGAAAATCTGCCCCAACTAAAAAGATTCCTGTACGCAAAGCTAAAAGTATAACTAAGCGTAAACAAGATGCTAACGAAGCTCAAAGACAAAAGGTCTTGAGTGGACAAGGATCTGAAGACGATCAACAGGGATTTTTAAGAGGTCTTGCCGAACGCTCATTGAATCTTTAATACCTTAGGAGGTATATATAATGACTACTAATGTCGGCGGACGTATCACAGGTGGACCACAAGGTCCAGCACGTGCTACTTCTACAAACGTCTCTCAAAGAGAAGACTTAGCTAACTTTATCACTATGATTACACGGGACGAAACTCCGTTCATGTCATCTATTGGTAAAACAAAATCAACCGCTATTTATCATGAATGGCAAACAGACACACTAGAGGTTCCAGGCTCTTCACGAATTGCTGAAGGTCAAGATTGGATAGCTCCTGGATCAGGTGCACAAACACCTGCAACAGGCGCAGCATTTGATCCGGTTGGACCGTTCCGTACACGCTTAGGTAACTACACACAAATCAATGGTAAAACTATTGCTGTGTCAGGTACTAGACGTGCAGTCGATCAAGCAGGTGTTGCAGACGAGTATGCATATCAGTTAAAGAAACGTGGTACAGAATTACGACGTGACGTTGAGCATGATATGATCCACTCATTTAACGTATCAGCAGCTGTTGGCGCTCAGCCAAATACAGCACGCTCAGCAGGTGGGTATCAATCATTTATCAATGATTCAGCAACTACTGTATATGCGACTTCCGAGTGGGGTGTACCTAATGTAGTAAGTGCAGGTACTCATGCAATACGATCAACACTTGGTACTACAGCACAGCCAACAAAAGGCGCTTTAGCATTAACTGATGTCGATTCAGTTATGCAAAAGATTTACGAAGCTGGTGGTAAAGCTACTAAGATTATGTTGTCTCCAAAACTACGAAGAGACTTCTCTGATCTAATGGTTAGTGATACTGGTGTTGTACGTAATATTGACGAAAGCGGAAAACTCCGTCAGTCAGTAGACGTATACATGTCAGACTTTGGCGATCTAATGGTAGTTCCAAACTACATCATGGGTTTAGCTAATAGTGTCCAATTTACCAACAGCGCTAATGCGAATCTTGCAGCTACAACTCCTGTTGCAGACTTCTCTGCATTGATCTATGATCCAATGTGGTTTAACGTTGCTACACTACGACCTATGCAGGAAGTAGACGTAGGGCAGAAAGGTGACTCAACTGTTGGAATGATGGTTGAAGAATGTACTTTAGAAGTACGTAACCCTAATGGTTGCGGCGCTATCTACGGTCTTAATTAAGACATTTGGAGAGCTTGTTAATTCAGGCTCTCCATATTTTTTCAATAGAATCGAGAGGTTAATTAATGAAAGAGTATTTAACAACTAAGAATATAATAATAGCAATAGCAGCCTGTATTATAATATGGTCTGTAGCAAAAGCAATGATGCCTGTGGCCGGTGTATAATGCCTAAAGTAGGAAACAAAAAGTTTAAATATACTAAAAAAGGTATGGATAAAGCGAAAGCATATGCTAAACTAACAGATCAAGATGTAGCCTATAAAGCGGGTGGTGGTAACGTTGCAAGCTATTACGGTAAAGGTGGCAGAGTAGCTGGTTGTGGACCAGCACAAAACAAAGCTTAGATAGAGGTTGAAGTATGGTAAGCAGTACTAAAAAAGATGAACGATCTTTTATGAAGCAATATAAAGACGCTAAAAAATTAGTAGCTGGAAGTGTAACCCCTAGTGGCTCAAAAGGCCCTGTTAGTAGATTAAGAAAAGCTTTAAAAAACAAAAAGAATAAAGCTCTCTTAACACAGTATGGTTCAAGCGCAGGTAATTCTAGAGCCTTTAATACAGAATATAAAGCAGGTGGCGGTAACGTTGCAAGCTATTATGGCCGAGGCGGCAAAGTAGCCGGCTGTGGACCAGCACAAAACAAAAGATAATATAAAACCCAGGAGGTAATAAGATGGTAGTTTTTCAACTAGCTAACGGGAACGTTTACCCCGGCGAGAAATGCATATGGCGTACAGCGCAAACTGCAACTGGATATAAGTTAACACATTGGGAGCCACATACAAATGTAGCAGCAGGGGCAGCACCGACTGTAAACTCTGCAGCGATAGGTGCTAAAATGGGATATATAGGTAAGTCAGGTAGGTTCGTAGCTTATACTGAACCCTTTTAATTAGGTAGGAGAGGACATGTCTAATTCATCAGAAATTAAATTCCGCGGAAAACAAGCGGACGGTAAAAACGGTATGGAAGCATCTTTTGATTTGGAAACAGGTCATGGTTATTTCCAACAAGATGTATCAAAGTTTATAGATCAAGCTAAACTAGATAGGGAAAAACAAGAATACTTCGGTATTAAGAAAGGTGGTTACAGAAAGCTAGCTACGATACCAGATGTAATTGCTTTAAAAATATTTGAGGATCATAATTTAGATCTACATTCCCAAGAGTTTATGAGTGATCCTAACAATCTTAAAAAATTAAAAACTATATTACATATGGAATACCGTTCTTTACTAGTTAATAATTAGGAGGACCCATTATGGCATTGACCTACACTCAACTAGTCGCCCTCGTGCGTTCGTGGTGTAACAGAGATGATGAAGTAGTAAGCGACGCTATAATTCAAGATGCTCTAAAATATGCAGCAGATAAAGCATATCGAACTCTCAGAGTTCCACCATTAGAAAATGTAGCAGTATATTCTAAAACAATTTTAGAAGCCGCTACAACAACAGGAGGTATTACGCCTAGCGTAACAGAAATATTAATACCGTATGATCTCGTAGAGTTTATACAACTAAAAGAAAAAGATTCAGCAGGTGCAACGCTTAGAGTATTTAATGAAAAACTTAATGTAAGAACATTTAATAATCCCTATGCAGAAGTATACTCAGGTTATAATTATTGGACACGCGAGCGCAATGTTATAAAATTTAGCCCAGGCTTTGGACAAGGTGGAAGTGACGCTAGTACTGTAGAATTATATTATTACCGTAGATTACCTGCATTGAATGCTACGTATGCTGTAACAGTATTAAACTGGAACGCAGGATTTTTAACGGCATCTAGCTCTGGAGTAGCAACTGCAGGAAGACTATGGTTTTCTACTATTAACTCCATTACTACAGCCTTTGCAACTCAAGCAGAAGCCGTAGCAGCAGGTGGAGTTCAAACTAACGGATACTTTGTTGGTAATACTACACCTAACTGGCTCAGAGATGAGAACGAAAGGATTTTATTATTCGGCGCATTAGCAGAGGTATTTGCTTTTGTCCAAGAAGATGACCAAGCCGCTAAGTATCAAGCAATGTTTATGAATGAAATACGTGAGCTCAACGATGAAGACGTTAGACGTAATGCTTCAGGTGGTAACTATCAAATGCAATTTAACGGGAGAGGATTAATATAATGACAACACCCGCAAGACCCGGCTCATTTACTGGAGCGACAGATAACGCTGCTAGTGGTGGTTTGTTTACTGATACATTAATTGACGGTATCCCTGATATAATTGGAGTTGATGTTGACCGTGCAGAAACTGCTGCAACAAATGCGGAAGCATCTGCTACTACAGCAACTACACAAGCGACAAGTGCAACAGCATCAGCCGCAACAGCGACTACACAAGCTACAGCAGCGTCAACAGATGCTGCAAGTGCATTAGCTTCTAAGACTAGCGCAACAGCTAGTCAGGCAGCCGCTACAGCAAGCCAAACAGCAGCAGCTGCTTCAGAGACTGCAGCAGGAACTTCAGCTACTAATGCTGCTGCTTCTCAATCTGCAGCTGCCAGTAGTGCTACATCAGCAGGCTCATCAAATACAACTGCCGCTCAAAGCGCTAACTCTGCATTATCTAGTGCATCGAGTGCATCAACCTCAGCTGGTACAGCAACTACACAAGCTACGAGCGCAACTGCGTCGGCAGCTACCGCAACTACTCAAGCCGCAAGTGCTACGACACAAGCCGCAGCTGCTTTAGTATCTAAGAATGCAGCCGCTGCTAGTGAGACAGCTGCTTTAGCATCTAAAAATGCAGCAGCCGCTTCAGAAACTGCAGCAGGGACTTCAGAGACTAACGCTGCTGCTTCAAAGACTGCCGCTGAAACTGCTGAGACTAATGCTGAGACTGCTGAGACAAATGCTGAAACAGCAGAGACTAATGCAGCGGCAAGTGCTACATCTGCCTCAACAAGTGCAACCAATGCAGCTTCAAGCTTAACAACATTTCAAGGATTATTTGTAGCTTCTTCTTCAGCTCCAGCATCACCAGATGTAGGAGATTTGTGGTACGATACTACAAACTCACAATTAAAAGTTTATGTAACTGGATCGCCAGCAAGTTGGCAAATTGCAGGAGCTTACCTTCAAGGATTAATTGCAAACCATACGTTTACTTGTACAGCAGGACAGACAGTATTCACAACTGATGATGCTTCAGGGACAATGTCTATAGATGTTGCGGCTAACGTCTTTGCATATCTCAATGGTGTTAAGCTTATTGGTGGCGGAACAGATTATTCAATATCAGGTAATACGATAACGCTTACATCAGGAGCTATTGTCAGTGATGTATTATATGTTGATATATTAACTAAGATATCTACAACTCAAGAAACAGCTTTGAATGCTCTGGTTACCCAAGCGACTGCTGCAAAAACAGCGGCTGAAACTGCGGAAACAAATGCGGAAACAGCAGAGACTAACGCTGCTACTTCTGCAACGGCGGCAGGAACTTCAGCAACTAATGCGGCTACTTCAGCAACTAGTGCAAGTAACTCTGCTACTTCTTCGGCTACAAGCGCGACTTCTAGTGCTGGAAGCTTAACTTCTTTTAACGATATATACCGAGGAGAAAGCAGTACAGCTCCCTCTTCACCTGCAACTGGCCAGCTCTGGTATGACACTACAAATACTGCAATGAAGGTTTACTCAGGTTCTGCTTGGACAGCAGCCTATGTCTCTGGTACTGGTTTCTTAGCGACCACAGGTGGTGCACTTACAGGAGCTGTGACAACTACTAGCACATTCGATGGAAGAGATGTAGCAGCTGATGGTACAAAACTTGATACTATAGAAACTAATGCTGATGTCACAGACACAGTTAATGTAACTGCGGCTGGTGCTTTAATGGATAGTGAGGTTACAAATCTCGCACAAGTTAAAGCCTTTGATTCTAGTGATTATGCTACAGCTGCTCAAGGTACATTAGCTGCTGCGGCACTTCCCAAAGCTGGTGGCACTATGACAGGTACAACTTCCCATGGTGATAATGTTAAAAGTACGTGGGGTACTGCACCCGACTTAGAGGTATATCACACTGGTTCTCATTCAAGAATTGCAGATGTTGGTACTGGGAAGCTACAGCTAGGAAGTGCTACTCAGGTTGAAATATTAAATGGAGATTTCTCAGAGCCTCTAGCTCAGTTTGTTCCTGATGGTGCTGTAACTCTTTATCACAACAATGCAGCTAAAATTGCCACAACAGCCACAGGAATAGACGTAACTGGTGAAACAGCTACCGATACACTTAATGTAAAGAGTGGTACTACTGCTGATTCTACTGGACAGCCAAGTGGAAACTTTGCTGCTACTGTTTATCACGCAACTAATAGCAGCTCATCTCACGGTTTACTGGTTAAAAATAACTGGGCGGCAACTGCATCAACAGTTTTTGAAGCCGGATTAGACATTAGTGGAGGTGCGTATAGACAATATCATAAAATAGACGGAACCGGTCAAGCTTTCTGGTCACCAGGAAACGTAGAACGTATGCGTGTAACTGGCACAGGTCTAGAAGTCACAGGCAATGTTGCTGTAAGTGGTACAGTAGATGGTCGAGATGTAGCGACTGACGGAACTAAACTCGACGGAATAGAAGCCTCAGCCGATGTGACTGATGCTACTAATGTGACTGCCGCTGGTGCTTTAATGAAAACTGGCGGTACGATGACAGGTCTACTTGTTACTAAGACGCCCACTAGCACTACGGTAGCGGGTGCAAATGACAATAGTTTTTCTGTTAGAGGTAATACCACATATCCGGCTGTGATGTCTTTCCACCGAGGTGGTGCTTATGCAGTAAACTTTGGATTATCAACGGCAAATAAGATGGAGCTGGGTGGTTGGTCTGCTAGTACTATTAAACATACTTGGGATTTTTCAGGTAACTATACTGCTACTGGAAATATTACAGCTTACTCAGATGAAAGAGTTAAGGAAAATATAGAAGTAATTCCAGAAGCTCTGAATAAAGTAAAGCAGTTAAGTGGTTATACTTTTGACAGAACGGATTTCGTACCTGACGCAGAAACTGGTGTAATGCCAGAAACTCGACAGACAGGTGTAATTGCACAGGAAGTAATTAAAGTTCTTCCAGAAGCTGTGATGACAATGGATGATGGAAAGTATGCAGTAGCCTACGGCAACATGGTTGGTTTACTAATAGAAGCAATCAAAGAACAGCAAGTTCAAATAGATGAACTTAAAGCTACTGTAGAAAGTAAAGGAGTTACATCATGAGTAAAGCAAGAACAATGTCTAACCTCCTGACATCTTCAGGAGATGTGATAACCACTGCCCTCGATAATGTGGGAGCAGCTATTACAGCCGGTAGCGGAATAGCATTAGGCGATAATGACAAGGCTACATTTGGTGCAGGTGATGATTTACAGATTTATCATGACGGGTCTAATAATTGGGTTAAAGGTAATAATGCTGGAAATAATACAGTAGTTGTTGCTCCTGGTGGTACTGGAAGCGTTTTAATTACGAACTCTTCTGGTGATAATATCATTACTCAACAAGGTGACGTAGCTATGTTGCATCACAATGGGGCAACCAAACTGGCCACCAAAGCCACTGGCGTAACAGTCACAGGTGAGATGGCTGCAACTACGATGGACCTCTCAAGCAACGCTGTAATAGATGGCACTGCCCTCGTAACAGGTGTATTAACCACAACTGCGGCTACTGTGCATAATGGTGGCATTACAATGCCTGACGATGCCAAAGCATTGTTTGGTACTGGTTCTGACTTAGAGATTTATCACGATGGTAGTAATAGTTATATTCATGATAGTGGTACGGGTAGCTTGAATCTTCGGGGAACTGATCTGTACCTCAGAAATGCTGCGAATGAGGTTTACGTCATATGCGCATCAGACGGTGCGGTTTCTTTAAGGTATGATAATGTTACTAAACTAGCCACCAAAGCTACTGGCGTAACAGTCACAGGTGAGATGGCTGCAACTACAATCGCAGCGTCAGGTGCAGTCACTACAGGTCCGCTTACTACTACTGGCGACATAAATTTGTCAGGTGAGTTAAATTTAAATGCGGCTAGTAATAATTACATAGACTTTACAGATGCTTTACATATTAGAGCGGCAGGATCGTCCCCCGCTTATGAAGATTCTATTTATTGTTTAAAAAATGCTCAAACTGTCCTTATGTACAATGGCGCAGGTAAAATAAACACCACAAATACTGGGGTAGGCGTCACTGGTGATGTTGTTGCTAGTGGTAACGTAACTGCATATTCAGACCTTAGAATAAAAGACAACCTAGAGGTCATCCCTGATGCTTTATCTAAAGTTGAACAGCTTAATGGATACACATACACTAGGACAGACTCAGAAGATAAACAAGAAAAGCATACAGGTGTTATTGCTCAGGAAGTATTAAAGGTATTGCCCGAAGCTGTAGTCTTAGGAGAGACACCTGAAGATAATATGGCAGTAGCTTACGGCAACATGGTTGGTTTACTCATAGAAGCTGTTAAAGAACTTTCAGATAAGGTTAAAGAATTAGAGGAGAATCAAAATGGCTTTACCAAGTAGCGGTACAATAACACTAGCGCAGATTGCCGCTGAATTTGGTGGCAGTGCCCCTCATTCTTTAAGTGAATACTATAGAGGCGGGGCTTATACCACTTCAAATAATACAAATGTACCCACGTCTGGTGCAATTTCTCTCTCAAATTTCCATGGCGCACAGAATCAGGTTTTCTATGCTGCTACAGGCGGAACGGTAACCACATCTGGAAACTACAAATATCACACCTTTACAGGATCAGGAACTTTTGCCATTCAAACCGCAGCTAATTCTGCGGGTGGTGGAATTGATTATGTAGTAGTTGCAGGAGGTGGTGGCAGTTCAGTAGATAACTCAAGTGGTGCTGGTGCTGGGGGCTATCAAGCTTTAGCTTCACAATCTAAGAGTGTAGCAAGTTACTCAGTGGTTATCGGCGCAGGCGCTCCAGCTGCTACTAGCTACTACAGTAATAATGGTAATGCTAGTTCTGCCTTTGGAACTTCCTCTACTGGTGGTGGCGGCGGTAGTTCATGGAATGGTTCGTGTCACGGTAAAAATGGGGGTTCTGGTAGCGGAACTTGCTCGTCATCTTCTACTGTTGGCACTGGTATATCAGGGCAAGGTAACAACGGTGGTGTCAGTACGCGAGGTGGCACTGGTGGCGGCGGCGGTGGTGCTAGTGCTGTTGGTTCCAACTCATCCTCCACAAGTGGTGGCTATGGTGGTAATGGTTCGCAATGGTTAAATGGCAGCACTTACGGTGGCGGCGGCGGCGGTTGTGGAGAATACGCCTCTCAAGGTGGCGGATTAGGCGGCTCTGGCGGCGGCGGTCGTGGTTCAAATGCTAGAGGTGGCGGCGCAAATGGTGGTACTAACGGTACAGCAAACACTGGTGGTGGAGCTGGTGGTGCGCGACTGAGCAACGGATCTTTTAGTGGTGGCTCTGGAATTGTCGTGATAAGATATCAGTATCAATAGGAGGAAATATGGCACATTTTGCACAAATAGAAAGCAACCTAGTGACTCGAGTAATAGTTGTAGATAACAGCGACATACTTGATGAAGATGGGAATGAGTCAGAGGCAATAGGAGTGCAGTTCTGTAAGGATCTGTTAGGTGGTAATTGGGTTCAAACATCTTACAATAAAACTTTTCGTAAGAATTTTGCTGGTATAGATTACACTTATGATTCTACTAGAGATGCTTTTATAGAACCTAAAAAGTTCCCTTCTTGGGTATTAAATGAGACTACATGTATATGGGAAGCTCCAGTACCTTATCCCTCAGATAACAACGAATATGCTTGGGATGAATCAGAGACAACTTGGATAATTAATCCTCAAGATGAGGAGTGAACCATAAGATGGATATAGAAACCCGTATAAATAAATTAGAGTGGACGTTAGATCGTCACGATGAATCTATAAAAGAGTTACGCTCAGTGTCAAAAGAATTGAAAGTATCTTTATATTCTATTCATAAAACATTAATACAAATTAAATGGTTTGCTGTTGGTGCTGCTGTCTTTGTAGTAGCAGATCAAATGGGAATCATGGGACTGATAGGGATTATAGGTGGATAATGTATACAGCGGTGCTACTGATATGTGTACTTGTATCACCTTATAATTGTTTTCAAATTAAAGATGACTTAGGTCCTTACACAACAATAGAACAGTGTGCGACTCGTGCCACTGAAATTAAAGATAATTGGGCTATACCCTTACATTTTCCTATGGGATTTAAATGTATAAGCCTAGGAGAAGGAGTATGAAATGGATGTTATTAATTTGGTTAACGCTTACATTAGCCGCGTGCTCGAGCTTAGACCTATCAGATATTGTTACGGGCGCTGGCGCTACTGGAGCAGCGGTTGTTGCGGCTACTGTAACTTCGAATCCTGTAGTCATTGCTGGAATAACTGCAGGCGGTGCCATTGCGGGAGGAGTAGCGATGGATGATGCTCCACTGCAAGTAGCAGATTATGGTGGAGCTGATGGTGAAATAAATTCTTTTTATGAACTTATGACTTTCGCTATTGCAAACTTCATGCAGCATATGGTAGGTATAGGAATACTACTCTTAGTAATATGGTTTTTAACCGGATACTTAGGTATGCGTAAGCGTAGACCAGAAGAAAAGCAATTACAGAAACAGCAGGAAATGCTACTTAATAAGATAGGCAAAATGAGGGATTTTTAATATGACACGTAAATTACTTTTCTCAATAGCCTTTGCAGCTTTACTTGCAGGCTTTATGACACCGCTGATGATAACGAAAGCTTGGTCTGCAGATTCTAATACAGTCAGTTCAACTGTTGTAACAGATAAAGCACCGCCTACAGCTAATGCACCTTCAGTAGTAGTTAATAACTCTGATATATGTAAGTCAGGAGCTGCAGCATCTATACAGACACAGGTACTAGGTATAGCTAGTGGTATAACAATCACTGATAAAAATTGTGAAAGACTTAAGCTGTCTAGATCTTTGTATGCTATGGGTATGAAGGTGGCTGCAGTATCGACTCTCTGTCAAGATCCTAGGGTCTTTGATAGTATGTGGATGTCTGGAACTCCCTGCCCGTTTATGGGTAAGATCGGTGATGAAGCTAAACTTATGTGGCAAAAGAACGTAGAGTTTATACCTGAAGAATCTGAGATAAGATTACGTGAAGAGATAGCTATAATTGCTAGAGATGAAGAGGCTATTATAGCAGCTGATAAAATACGGTTAGATAAAATAGCTGCTGATAAAGAACTTAAGAATAAACATAAAGAAGCTTTAGCGCAATCGCGAGCTCAAGCTAGGGAGTTTCAAGATGCAGATAAGAAACGTATTTGGGCTAACCCTCTTGGCTTGCTCCTTATGGTCTTACTCCTCTAACGCAGCTGAGCCATGTCCATCAGGTACTGTGGGTCTATGTGATCCATCTGTATTAGAAACAATTGTAGAAACTATAACTGAGACTTCTCAGAATGATGGGCAAGGTACTTTAACAACTACCGTTACTGTAGTAGACACAACTACGGTTACAGTTACTAATACAGACTCAGGTGATATTCTTGATGGTGATAATGGATTTGTGGCTTCTACTAAAGAAGGAGATATGGATTCAGACTGGGGCGGTGAAGGACCCGCTTCTATGCCAAGTGGCACAGGATGTGGCGCGCTAGGAACAGATAAGTGCGCATCAATAACCGGTAGTGGTAATACAACATCTACAATGGGTGTGCCTAATATGGGTTCAACATTTATACAGACTATAGATATATCAGATTTAAATATAACTAAAGGCGGTAAGACTACATATAGTATAAAAGTAGATAAGCAAGATTCAAGTGATAGTATATACATGCATATCACAGGTACTAACGGATCTGCTGTAAGCTTTGCAGGAACTGACGTGCTATCAGCATCTGGTGTTAATTCAGGTTATGCTGAATATACAGGCGCATTCGACTTTGCAGATAGTCTTACTACAATAATAGTAGAGATAGGTGGTCGAGATATTAACTTAGCGATAGGGCCGTTATTCGACGACGTTAGTGTAAATGTACTATATAATGTAATAAGTACTATTGTATTACAAACAATTACTACTGTTGAGCAATACGTATATAACAATGATGGAGCTACTGAGACAGAGATAGAGATCGTTAAAGATATATTTGATCATAACGATATAGTAGAACCTACAGATGGTGATATGTATTTTGAACCAATAGAACCTAATGAAGATATATCTTATGATACTATTGAAACAGAATTAGATATGCCTACATTTGAAGTAGACTTTGAAATGGAATTTGAATTACCAGATTTTGAAATTGAATTTGATATGCCAGATATAAACGTATCAGATATTGAAATTGAAATGGATTTAGAAGTAATGCCACCTCCAGATATGCCTAAACAACCAGAGCCTGATATAGCTCCATCTACTAATGTAGAAAAACCGGAGCCTGAAATGCAGGTAACTGAGGTAAAGCCAGAACCAGAGCCTGAGGTAGAAGCTAAACCAGAGCCAGAACCTGAGCCCGTGGATGAGCCTAATAATGATCCGGAACCTGATGTAAAGGAAGAAGTAAAAGAAGAGCCTACGGAAGAAATTAAAGAAGTTAAAGAAAAACCTAAAGAAATTAAAGTTGTAGATAAAAAAGAAGAGCCTGTTAAAGTTCAGAAGAAAATTGCTAAGCAGAAAGCTGGCAGTAAACTTGTTAAAGATATGGGCGACGCAAGTAGGTATGATTCAGGTAATCAGTTAAAGACTTTAATTATTATGAATGTTATAGCTGATACTAAAAGCTTTTTTGTATCTAAGCAATTTAAAGAAATAGAAGGATTCTTTACAAGCGAGGTATTACCAGATAGTAATATCCCAGATAATAACGTCGCAGCATATTTAATGTATGTTGATGATGGTGGAACTATGAGTGATCTAATAGATCTGCAATATAAATAAAGGAGTTTGCTATGGCAGAAGTAGAATATAAGGGAATAAAAGTAGGCGGCAGCAAACTGCTACTTATTATACCGTTACTTGGTACAATAGGTGGTGGGCTATGGGCAGGCTTTGAAGCGTATACACGTTATATCGCCATGGAAGAAAAGATTGCAAACTTTGTATCACCTGATTTGTCACACATAGATAATTTTATGGTTAAGACAGAGGGTAAGTTTGAACTACTTGAAGCAGAATTTATATCAGTACAAGAGATACTTGAGACTGAGTTAACCTCGTTAAAAAATATAGACGATGCTACATCTGCTGTTATACGCGAGCAAGTTAATAGTATTAAAGCTACTGCTGCTAAACTGCAGACAGACTTACACGATTTACGTATGGACTTGAATCAAGATATAGCACACAGTAATGATGTATTAGATAAATCTATAGATAAAGTTAATAGTGATATTGATAAACAAGAAGCTAGACTTGCTAAACAAGATGAACGTAATAGAGAATTAATTGAAGAGCAAGAAGATAAACTATCAAAACAAGACGATCGTAATAGACAATCATCTGAAGATATTACTAAAGCAAGCTCTAATAACGTTACTATAGTTAGAGGTCTTATAGCTAGTAGTGAAGAACGTAGAGATAAAGTAGTAGATAGATTAGATGCTAAGATTGCAGAGACGCAAGTGCTTATAGATAACATGATAAGAGAGAATAGAAAATTTGTTGATGGTTTAAAATCAGAGCTAGATACTAAGATAAAGAAAGCTCTTGTTAATCCGTTACTAGGTAAATAAACTCCCTATTAAATGTCTCCTATAAGAGGAAGGCACATCAAATTTAATAGGGGAATATTAACATGCACAATATAGACTATCCTGGACCAGTAACTTCGCTATCACAAGAGATCGATGAGATGAAGTATAGGCAAAAAGGGGAAAGCTTTAACGATAAAATAAAAAGAATAGCAAGAGCTTTGGCTGATGACAAAGAGCATCAGTATAGTCTGGAAGATATTTTAGGTACAATGCGATTTCTACCAGCAGGTAGAGTACAATCTTCAGTAGGATCTAATAGAATTACCACAGCATATAACTGCTTTGTATCAGGTACAATAGAAGATAGCATGCATAGTATCATGGAGAAAGCAAGTGAAGCAGCTGAAACAATGCGTAGAGGCGGTGGCATTGGTTATGATTTTAGTAAGATCAGACCAAGAGGCGACAAAATTAAATCACTCGATAGCCAGTCTAGCGGTCCTATATCCTTCATGGGTATCTTTGATGCTGTGTGTCAAACCATCGCTAGCTCGGGACACAGACGTGGGGCGCAGATGGGTGTCCTCAGGATCGATCACCCGGACATTGAGGAATTCATTGCTGCTAAACGTAATTCTGATAAGCTTACTGGTTTTAATATTAGTGTAGGTATCACTGACAAATTTATGGAGGCCTTAACCAATGACGGGAATGATGATTTTCAACTCAGCTATGAGGGAATCGAATACAAAACAATATCAGCGCGTGAACTATGGGACTCCGTTATGGAATCGACTTGGGACTGGGCTGAACCGGGTGTATTATTTATTGACCGTATAAGTGAGATGAATAATCTTTTCTATTGTGAAGAGATAGTAGCTACAAATCCATGTGGTGAGCAACCGCTTCCACCTTATGGTGCGTGCCTTTTAGGCTCGTTTAATTTAACCAAATATATAGTCGACAATACATTTAATTTTAAACAGTTTAAAGAAGATATACCGATTGTAGTGCAAGCTATGGATAATGTTATAGACAGAACCATATACCCACTCAAGCAGCAGTCTGACGAAGCCAAAGACAAGCGTAGAATGGGGCTTGGCGTTACTGGCTTAGCTAATGCAGGGGAAATGTTAGGGATGCCTTATGCGTCTCCTGAGTTCCTCGTATGGGCTGAAAAAATATTTGCATGTTTACGAGACAACTGCTATAAAGCATCAGCAAAACTAGCTGGTATTAAGGGATGTTTCCCACTTTATAGGGAAGAATATTTACAATCAAACTTCATTCGCACTTTACCTGCGTCTGTAAAAAAGGAGATACGTGAAAATGGCATTCGCAATAGCCATCTTATTTCTATCGCTCCCACTGGTACCATTAGCCTTGTGGCTGATAATGTTAGTGGTGGTATTGAGCCAACTTTTAGCCATGCTTATGAACGCATTATTCAAACGTTTGATGGTCCTAAAACGGAAAACGTGGAGGATTATGCATACGCACGTGGAGTAAAAGGCCGATCAGCAAACGATATATCGGTACAAGATCACTTAGCTGTTCTATTATTAGCACAGCATTATGTAGACTCAGCATGTTCAAAGACATGTAACGTTGGAGATGATACCTCATATGAAGACTTTAAACAAGTATATGTTGACGCATGGAAAGGTGGGGCAAAAGGCTGCACTACATTCCGCATGTCAGGTAAAAGATTTGGCATACTTAATACTATAGAAGAAACTGTAGAAATGGCAAAAGAAGAGGGACCAGTCGAAGCGTGCTTCATAGACCCTCAAACTGGACAAAGAGAATGTTCTTAATATTTAAAACGGAGGAGTGACATGGCAGAAGAAATTATTTCTGTTACAGATATAGCATCACAAGGAGTGGTCATTGATACTCCTCCAGTTGCATTAAGTCCTAATGTATTTACAGATGTACGTAACGTTAGATTTAAAGACGGTGCTGTTAGAAAAATATCAGGTGAGTTATTACTTAATGACATCACAGAAGATTTAGTACCAGCTAACGAAACTTTTGGACAAGTAAGATACTTCGCTGTATGGGAAAGTCCTAACAGAACTCCTACTGGTTGCTACTATATATGGGTAGTAGACTATGTTAGAGCTAATATAGTTGTTGGACAAAAGATATATGTGCAAGATCACACAGGAACTAAGCGAGATATAACACCTGCTGCTATGACAAACGGATTTACGTTTACTATTACAGGCTGGCAGCACACTATATTCTCAGGTGGATTTGCTTTTATTATTAATAATGGAATTGACAGACCACATTATATATTAGATACTCCAGGTAATACTAATATCGCTAATCTAGTATTAGCTGAGTTACCTGGCTGGGATGGGTATGATGTTAACTCTACTGTTATTACAGATACATTTAGTACAGGTAACATACTAACATTTGATTTAGGACAAAAAGTAGATTTTGTAAATACATCTGTTGAAGTTACTGTAGCAGCCGCTGCAAGAACTGCACAAGTAGGTACGCCAGCAGGTTCAGGTACTGTAAACACAGCCAACTTTGTGCCAGGTGCTTTACCAGCTTACACGAGCCTGCCATCGGTCGGTGCTACTAATTTTCAATTATATAATGACGCAGCCACTAATACAACTATATGTTATATAGGTGGTATGGCTGATGGTAATGAAGTTATAGTTAAAATAAAATCTCGTGTACCTGTTAATGTAACTGCAGGTATTATACAATCATTTGGTAGTTTACTAGTCGCTGGAGACTTAACAGAAAAAAGTAGTGCCAATGGCGAGGTTGTTAGACGATTATCAGGTGTTGTTAAGACATCAGATGTAGCAGTGCCAGGCGCTGTACCTAATAACTGGGATCCGTTTGCAGCTGGCGTTAGTACAGCTGATGAATTTACATTATCTGAAACAAACGTTATTACTGAAATGAAATCATTACAAGGTAACATGTATATCTATAGTACAAATAGTATACACGTTATGAGACTAACAGGTAATGTTAATATACCTGTGCAGTTCGGTCCAGTTACTGATGAGTATGGTTGCTTAAGCCGTGGCTCAGTTATGGAATATGATGGTAAACATTTCGTTGTGGGTAACAATGATCTCTATACTTTTTCAGGTAACCCAGGAAATATACAATCTTTATCTGATGGTAAGATAAGAGAATACTTTTATAATAATTTAAACCCTATACATGAAGCTAAGATGTTTACACTACTTAACCATCATGAGAATGAGATATGGGTATGCTATCCTACACTAGCTTCGTTCAGAGGTGAGTGTGATGAAGCATTACTATGGAACTATAGAGACAATACATGGACTATAAGAGACCTTAATAATGTAGTATCCGGAGGTACAGGACCTATTAAAGGTGGAGGTGTCCCTACAGCTACGATAGCTATCACAGGTAATTCAGGTAATGCTGGTTATACAAATGTAGGTAGACGCGAAACTCAAGCTGTAACTATAAATGGTTCAACACCTAAAGCTACAATAGGTACTAAAGCAATTAAAACAGTTGCGGTTGGTACATTCAGTAACTTTACAACTGATGTGCTTGAAGTAGTCGACTTAACCGTTACAGGTACGACAGGTCCAAATGTAGTTAACGCAGTAAATACTCTTACATTCCCTGCTGCAGCTACGTTTACGTATGATAGAGATGGTTCTACATATCTTGATGGTGGTGCAAGTGCTGTTATTAATGGTGATGCATCTATAGGTAACGCAAGTTTTCCAGCTATCACTATACTTGGTACAAACCAAGCAGATGGCGCTACAATTAATATGACTACTTTTGTAGCAGCTGTAAAAGATTATATAAATAATAACAACGCTTTTGCTGATTTCACAGCAACTGCGTCTACTAACGTACTGACACTTACCTCAGATCAACCAGGGGCTAGAGTTTTCACTACATCCACTTTTGCAATATCAGGAGGGACGACAAGTAACTTAACAATAGCCTCATCTACAGCAGGTGTAGGTGTATATGGTATAACAGCCGCTCTTAGCCCTGCTATATCCATGCAAATTACAGCTCCGGCTGTGGCAGGTGTTCATGCGGCGATTGACGAAACAGTACTTACAGCAATCAATCTTTCAAATCAAGCAGCGATTCAAGCGGATATTGTTACTAAGCTTCAAGCTATTACTGTGTTTAACGGTAGTAATAGTGCTATATATTCTGTAGATACTAGTGGTGGTGTCATACGATTTACAGCTATAAACGGTGGTAATTATGGTGCTTTAACAATAGCATTCAGTACTGCATATAGTGGTACTTCATATACAGAGACTACATTCGGTGGTAACTTAACTTCTAATGTTTCAGTTGTTACAACAGGTGTTGACAATAATCAGCCTCAACCATTGATGACAGTATCATTTCCAGACGGTACAACTACAGATTCAGTAATACTTACAGGCACTCAGACACGTGCTACAGTTGTAGCAGCAATCAGTACTATTATAAACAGTAATGCGAGCTGGTCTACTACTACAGGTACAGGATTAGTAACAGCTACTGCTGCGGCGGTAGGGTTACAATCATCAAACTTTGATGTAACTATTACAAGCATAGGTGCATTACCTGCAGGATTCGCTAGCTCTACATTTACAGAAGCTCAGACTAGGGCAGGCGTAGCAGCAGCTAGTACTACAGATACAATCACGTTGACACCTCCGCTTGGTTCAGCAGTAACTGTAAACTTTGATAATACTAGTACGTACCCTGCTTATGATCCTGATACTGGTGGAAGCACTGCTTCTGTTACGGCAACCGAAATTGCTACAGCATTACAAGCTGCATGGAATGCCAGCGCATCTAGTACAGCTCATTTCTCTGTAGTTAGAGCAGGTGCTGTATTAACTTTTACAAGTGTATCACGAGATGATATTGTAGGTGAGTTTAGTTATTCAGTTGCGCCAGGTGATACGCGTACAGGTACGTTAGTATCTCCATTAATTACTAATTCTGTAGCAGGTAATATTACTGTTACAGCAGGTATAGCATCTATATTTTCTAAGATGACTCGTGTTACAATTACTATTAATACAGCATCTGGAAGTAGTGTGATATTTGATAGACACTATGGTGAAGGGCCTGGTCGATTACTTGATCCAGACTTTACCGCAGGTATAAGCGATTCAACTTACGGTGATTCAGGTGTAACTAGTGATGCAGCATATCTTAATTTATATTATGATCCTGCTAAAGACTTAGATAGAACTAATACCTCAGAGCAAGCTAAACCTAATGGTACAGTTACTGATACTCAAACAGCTTTACTTAAAGTCCTAACAGATGTTAGCACACAAGATGCTCTTGAGCTTACACCTGATAGTACATCAGCTCCTACTAATATATTAATTAATCCTAGACAATTTGGAATTGCAGCAAACTACGTAACAGGCTTATCTCCTAATACAGAAGTTGTAGCTTCAAGAGTAGCTCCGACCACAGCTCAAATATTAGCAGTGGCTATTGGTAATACTGTTGCGACAACAGCGCCCACATTTGATAATACTGGGACTACTATAAGTACTGCATTTGATATAGTTAGATCATGGGCAGATACTCAAGTTAATCCTAATGAGATATTTCCTATATTCGCACAGAGTGGGTATGTGAGTGGTGTGTTGTTTAACAGGTTACGAGCTGCTGACTTAGGATATGACTTTGGTGGTACAGCTTATATATCATATGCTGAACGAGAACAAATGTCTATTACTCCTAACTTTGATACTGAAACTTTAGGTAGCTTAGCCTTATGGGCAGATGGTGGAACGATTGCGACTGTAGGTGGTACTCCTCAAAGAGCTACTTTACAAGTGCGAGCTCGAGCAACTAATAACCCAGGTGAATTACCTTATCTCACGACTGCAGAAGATGATACACAAACTGATGCACGTAGAAATAAGTTAACTGTAAACGATTTTGTAGTTGGTAGTTCATATAAAACTGACTTAAGAAGTACAGGTAGATTCTTAAACTATCGTATCGATGATGCAGCAGCTAGTACATCAGCTGGTTATACAGGTAGTAATACTAGAGCTTGGAATGTATCCGGTTTACAACTACGTGTTACTAAAGGAGGAGCTAAGTAATGGCAATTCTTAATGCGCCGCTTACTAACGATTCTGCTTTAGACTACACTCTATTTGAATTAGTTAGAGAAGTTAATATTCTTCAAGAACAAAACTTAAAGTTATTACAGGATATTAGAAGTGCAACAAACTTTGCAGATTTAAAAGTAAGGATAGATGAAAAATGATAAAACCTATTGAGGACAATAGTGTATTCGAAGTAATAAAACTTATGAATAAAAATGTAGCAAAGCATAATGCTGTTGGATATAAAAGAAATGAAGCAACATGGATAGCCTTTTTCTTAGATATAGTTAAGAAACAAAAAGACGGTGATCCAAATTATTTTGCTGTTGGTGAATATAAAGATAACAAGCTAATAGGATTTCTTTTAGCTACAACTTTTAACAGTTACTATAACGGTGTTACTACAATGGACGTAAAAGATTGTATTATGGATGAGAGTTTAAGCACTCCGTTTACTGTTACTAAATTGTTTGATGCTATGATAGCACATACTAAAACTCATGGTGGAACTAGATGGCGTGCTGATTCAATACGATCTGAACACAACTCACATCAATATGCTAAGCTATTAAATGTAAAATATGGAGCTGAGCTTTACTTTTCAGTTCATGGAGAAATTAATATGGATAAGAATAAAAAGGAGGTTGAGCAACATGGGTAGTGGCGGTGGAACAAAGACAGTTAGTACTGGTATAGATGAAGAGTTTAAACCGTATTTAGAGAAAGTACTTAGTGACGTTACAGATAAATATACAGCTGATGTAGCTAATCCTGATGCTACTATAGCTGATATGGATCGACTTCAAAAAGAAGCGTTACTACGTGGAGAAGGTGAATCAAGAGATGCTATATTAGGTAGAGGCAAATACGATATGACTGCGGCTAACAATCGCGATATGCGTAATATGATAGGTTCAGCAAGTGGTGCAGCATCTTTCGGTGGTGGCTTAGGCTCAGCACGTAACGATAGAGCTATGGCTTCTGCTATTGCAGATCAATCATTCCGTAATATGAAAGATCGACAAGAAACTACAGCTAGAGGATTGGCAGCAATGGGTGAAGCTGGTAATCAATATAGATCTTTTGAGCAAGAGAAAAAAGACGCACCTCATAAAGCTGCAAGTAGATACTTTGGTTACTTAGGTAATGCACCTCAGACTAGAACAGAAACAGGTGGAGGTAAATAAATGGGCGTTGATATGTCGGAGGTACTGCTAAAATGATTGGTACATCTGCGGCGGGACCTGTAGGCGGCGTAGCAGCTACTGGTATATATGAAGGAGCTCTTAAACCTTTATTTAAAAAACTGTTTTTCAATAACGGCGGTATGGTAGGCGGACCTTTATCTCCTATGATGACTAATGTTTCTAAAGTTAGATATAAACAACACGGTGGTAAAGTATCAGAAGAGATTGAGCTAAACTATCACGGACCATTAGCATCTAAAGGAGGATAACCTATGGTGACTTCAATTAATAATCCTCAAACTATGGGGCTAGGTTTTAGAGATATGAATTCTGTACCTAGATATAATACACCGACAGGTCAGACAACTCCGAGACAAGATGCAGCAGCTAACTTAGGTTATGAACGAGGTAAATCAAATCCAATAGGCTTACTTCCTGGTATGAGTGTTCTTAAAGGTCCGTTAGGATTAGGTAAAAATGATACATTCGGTAATGAAGGTACAACTGATGCACAAGGTAATGTGTTTGATTCTACAGGAAGAGCTTACGACCCTATAACAGGTAGAGCTGTAGCTTCATATAAAGATGCTGGTACAGGTTTTAATACTTTAAAAAATAGTTACGGTAAATTAAGAAACCACACGGGACCGATAGAGTCTGCGCTAGGTAGTTACGACAATTCAGTGTATAAATATATGGATGAAAATCCAGGTATGACAAAAGAACAAGCTAGAACTGCAAGACTACGTGGTGAAAATGCACCTATGAATACTATAGCGGGTAGAATAAATACTAATACTAGTTCTATGGAAGATAATTTTAATGAAACTGGTGACGCATATATGAATAATAAACCTGTATCTCCATATGATATAGGCTTTGATGGATCAAGAGCAGGTACTCCTAAATCTACATCAGGTGTATTTGGATCTAATGCTGGTGACATCATACCAACAAATCGTATGAGTGAAGGGTTCGGAGTAATGGGCGCTGACTCTGATACATCTATTACTTATGATAATGAGGGTAATTATAAAGGAGGGGATATTAGTATAATGACTCCTGGTGGTACAATGAGTTCTATAACAGATTCTGTTACTGGTGAATCTATTCAAACAAATACTATGTCTCCGTTACTTAAGCAAGAATTAGATCGTAGAGCAGGTAAGTTTCAATCAAGTAGAATTGTAGAACCTGATGGTGGTGGACCAAATGGTAAAATAAAATCTGTACCTTCACGTATAGCCGCAAGAAATATGAATGAGTTTGGAGATGTTATATCAGATGATGGAGATAACTCTACTGATAGTAATTCCGGAGGAAAGTAATGCAGATTAAAAAGTATGAAACAAAAGATCGTTATGGTAATAGTAAGTCTTTTGAATTCTTTGAGGGATCAGCGGATATGGAAGTACCAGGTATGACGAGTATGCCTAACCATCCAGGAGAACCTAAAGGAACTGACACAGTACCTGCATGGCTGACACCCGGTGAGTTTGTTATTAACAAAGAAGCTACTGATATGTATGGACCATTGTTAAAGAATATTAATGATGAAGGAAGAAAGATGCAGAATGGTGAGCCACATAACCATCCGTCTGAAGCTATGTATGCAGCTGCAGGTCAGCCAGTACGTAGAAATAATGAAGCTATGCAAAATCTTATAGATAGTAGAGAAGCAGATAGAGTATCATTACAAACTGTTCCTTATGAAAGTAGTTCAATGGATCCTCAAGAAATATATGCTTATTTAATATCTAAAGGTTTTACTTCTAATGCTGCGAAAGGTATTTTAGGAAATATTAAACATGAAAGTAACTTTGATCCAGCGGCTAATCAAAATACAGGTGGCCCTGGTAGAGGATTATTCCAATATGAAGTTGGAGGTAGATACGATACAGATAATAACAATCTTTTAAAATTTGCAGCTGATAACAATGTAAGTCCATTAGATGCTAAGACTCAACTTGACTTTATGATTTCTGAAATGGATAACACAGATGAGTATGGAGCAGTTAGAAATAAAATCAATATGGCTAAAACGCCAGGAGAAGCAGCTGATATTTTTGGATTAGATTTTGAAAAATATAAAGGTGACTTACAACCTAATCGTGCAAAGTTTGCAAACGATTTTATTGTTCGAGAACCTGTAGATCCAGCAGGAGCAATGGCTCCTAATGAATTCGGAGATATAGATTTAACAGGAGCGATGGCTGCTGATGAAACTATGTATCCAGCAATAACACAAGAAACTTTAGGTAAACCTATTAGATCTTTAAAGGAAATAGATAAAGATATAGCAACACTAGAGGCCCGAAATTCAGCACAAGAGGTTGCGACTGAAGATCCTAGTTTTCTCGACAGGGCCGGAGACTTTATTCGTGATGCTGTGTCTGGTTATAGGGATTTGCGTAAAGACTATCGCAAAAGATATATAGATTATTACAACGCAGATCAAGGATACTTTGATAGTATATATAGACAAGCTGGTGGTCCAGTACCTCAGTACTACGCTGTTGGTGATGAAGTAAGAGATTACTACAGAAGCGGAATACCTATGCCGGGATCAGCGCCAACTTATAATTATTCTAATGCACCTACATTTGAAACTATGGCAGATACTATTAAAGATAAACTTGAGAAAGAAGAAGCAGAGCGTTTACGTGAGGCACAAGAAGAAAGATTCGGAGCTGTTGATAAATTAAGTATGGATCGTTTACAAACTATGAAATACGCAGAGAAAATAGATGCACTTAAACGTGAGAGAGCAGAAGCATTGCGAATTGCTTATAATAATAGTTCAGCTCGTGAAGATGCATTCAATAAAAATTATTACACAGGCGTACCAGGAGATGTACCATCTGCAGATGAGTTTATGAATATTCCAAAAGATACGATGCCTCCAAAGATAGACGTAGCACCTATTGATCCTACGTTTTATGATGCATTTGGTAATCCATATGATGATGCAGAACAAGCGCGCACATCAGATGTTATTAATGAAGCAGATTCTAAAGCAGGTATGCAAAGACAAACGCAGATAAATAGCTTAGGTCAGCGAGTTCCTATTACTGGTAATAATTTTTACAATATACCAGAAAGCGAAGTCAGAGGTATTAATACTGTTAATAGTAATTTAATTGAAGATACATACGATATAA